ATGAAGTGGTTACAGAGCACGGCACGTGTACTTGGTAACGAACAGAAAGCTACTGACTGGACTACACCATTGGGCTTTCGCGTACGGCAGAAGTATCGCAACACGAAAGTAATGGTGATCCAGACGTTACTCGGTGAGAAAGTATCCCACGTCAAGTACCACGAACCAACGTCCGAACTGGACAAGATACGCCAAGCCAACGGCATCAGTCCTAACTTCGTACATAGTCTTGACGCAAGTGTTGCCCAACAAACTGCCAACTATGCCAAGGCGCAAGGCATCCGCTCGCTAGGCATGGTTCACGATAGCTTTGCCACGCACTGTAACAACTGTGACAAGCTCGGCGTGTTACTACGCAAAGCCACGTCGGAAATATTTCAACCCGATCTACTCGCGAATTTTCGTGATGAGATCACCACACAAACCGAGAAGGAATTACCAGACCTGCCCCCTTACGGGACATTAGACCCGCTTGAGGTGTTGGGTTCTGAATATTTCTTCGCATAACACGACGCTTATAAGGAGCGATTAATGACACGATATAATATGAAAACGATAACTACACCCGAAGGAACCGCAAGATACTGCTGGCTGAACACACCCGATACTCGATTCGACGATGGTGGATACGGTCACTATCGATGTGAACTTCTACTAGACGAGAACGAATGGAACGGATTGAAGAACCAAATCAAACCACTGTTCGACGAAGCTTACCAAGCTGAATGCATGAAACTTGGAAAGAAGAAACTGAAACAAGCAGCAAGCCCGTTCGCAATCGACGATGAAAACAACTACGTCGTAAAGACCAAGATGAAGGGCGGAGGAAAACGTAAGGACGGCACCGAGTACAAGATGTCAGTCGCTCGGTTCGACGCCAGTGGACAACCAATCAAAGACGATACCATCATAGGTGCAGGGAGCAGACTCAAGCTCGGACTGAAGGTACGCTTCTGGTACGTTGCCGCTCACGGGTTTGGCATGACGCTTGAACCGCAAGGTGTACAAGTGCTCAAGCTAGCAACCATAGGCACGAGCGAGAACGCATCGACGTTTGGATTCTCCGCAGAAGAAGGCGGTTACCAACATGGAGGTGAGACGTTCGAGCAGTCACTGGATCAACCAGCTAACGACAATACGGATGCCGAGGAAACGAAGGAAGAAGAACCTATCTCGGCGAACTTCTAACTACCGTTCTGGATTCGAAGCAAAGACCGCGCATTATTTAACGCGGTTGGGCGTCGGGTTCGAGTACGAAAGTTTAAGGATCGAGTACATGAAGGTGGCTACGTACACGCCTGACTTCATACTTCCTAACGGTATCATCGTTGAGACCAAGGGACTATGGACAAGCGAAGACCGTACCAAACACGTACTCATCCGTGAACAACATCCCGAACTCGACGTCCGCCTTTGCTTTCAAAACGCTCGTAACAAAATACGCAAGGGATCGAAGACTACCTATGCGATGTGGTGCGAGAAGAAAGGAATAAAATACTGTGACAAAACGATACCTAAATCATGGCTTTCACAAAAACCCACCAAGCGTGTCCCGACTGTAATTCCAGTGACGCCCTTGCCGTAAACGAAGATGGCTCGACGTACTGCTTCAGTTGTTACACCCACAGAACAAGCAAAACAAAACCTATGGAACAACCACAACAACCAACCAACAAACCACCACCCACTTTTGTAAACAACGGAAGATACACGGAGATTGCACGTCGTAACTTAACGGAAGCAACTTGTAAGAAGTGGGGTTATCAATGCGCTAAGGTCGACAACCAAGCCGTACAAGTTGCAAACTACCGAACACGTGACGGCAAGCTTAGCGGACAGAAGCGCAGATACGCAGTCAAAGCGTTTAAGGTACGGGGTGAACTACTCGGACTATACGGTCACCACCTATGGCGGGACGGCGGACGTCGGGTAATCGTGACCGAAGGAGAGATCGACGCGCTGTCTGTATCCCAAGCGTTCAATAACAAATGGGCAGTAGTCTCCGTACCTCACGGTGCAGGTGCATCCAACCACGTAGCACAAGCACTCGACTGGCTCGAACGATATGACGAGGTCGTGTTCATGTTCGACATGGACGATAGCGGACGCAAGGGAGCTACGGAATGTGCGTCTCTACTAACTCCAGGAAAGGCTAAGATTGCAGAGCTTCCGCTTAAAGACCCGAACGATATGCTCGTTGCTAATCGCTCTAAGGAGATATGCCAAGCGGTGTTCGAAGCTAGGGACTACCGACCCGACGGGATCATCGGCGCCAACGAACTATGGGATAAGATAACCGAGGTCAACAACGTCGAGTCCCGACCTTATCCATACGATGGATTGAACGAAATGACTCACGGCTTACGACGGGGAGAACTCGTCACAGTATGCGCGGGTAGTGGAATAGGAAAGTCGTTGTTCTGTCGGGAGATTGCTTACTCGTTATTACAAGCGGGAGAAGCTGTCGGGTACATCGCGTTGGAAGAGAGCGTGAGACGTACAGCCTTGGGCATCATCGGACTACACGAGAACAAACCGTTACATCTGGAAAAGGACGTACACCACGAAGCCTTGCGTCCTGCGTTTGAAGAGACGGTAGGCAATGGGAACTTCTATACCTACGATCACTTCGGTAGTTGTGACAGTGATAACTTGCTCAACCGTATGCGTTATCTATGCAAAGGACTTGGATGCAAGTGGCTATTCCTCGATCACCTGTCAATCGTGGTCAGTGGTTTTGACGGAGACGACGAACGCAGAATGATTGACAACACGATGACTAGACTACGCTCGCTCGTCGAAGAGACACAATGCGGGATGGTCTTAGTCAGTCACTTGAAACGACCACAAGGTAATGGACATGAAGAAGGAGCAGTAACAAGTCTTGCTCATCTACGTGGATCACATGCCATACCACAACTTTCGGACATGGTCATCGGGTTGGAACGTAACCAACAATCCGAGTCCGAAGCTAACCAAACCAGAATAAGGGTGTTAAAGAATCGTTTCAGTGGCGAGACGGGACTGGCTTCTACACTCTTCTTCGACAACAAGACGGGAAGATTAAATGAAACTGATACGCAGATGTTTTCAACTGATAACAATAACGCTCAAGCGCTGGGTGAGAATCATCCGTTCTAAAAAACAACCATGAAAAAACAATACAGCACATTATACTTTGACATCGAGACCAACGGGATGGAGGACTTCGTTACCTTTGACGACCTTGAAGTCATTCATTGCTTGAGCATATACGACGGAAGAAAGGAACAGATGATTACCTTTGACGGTGATGGGATTCCCGAAGGTCTTCGAATGCTCAACAAAGCGGATACAATCATCGGACATAACGTGATCAAGTTCGACATACCAGCCATTCAAAAGCTGTACACTTGGTCACCGCAATCAGCCATCCTTGACACACTCGTCACCGCACGTGCCGTTCATTCGGACATACGGAATACCGACATGTCACGCAAGGACTTCCCAAAAGAAATGTGGGGATCGCATAGCTTGAAGGCGTGGGGTCAACGGTTGGGTGGACTGTTCAAGCTTGAGTTCGACGTAGAAAACTTCGACGCCTACTCCGAGGAGATGCGTAAGTACTGCGAAAGGGACGTGCTCGTGACAGCTGCCGTCGGTAGTTACTTACGTACTAAAGAACCAGACAGTCGTATGCTAGGCATCGAGCATCAGTTCGCACGCATCATCCGTTCACAAGAAATGGTAGGGTTTCGCTTTGACGAAAAGAAAGCGGATGCTTTGATCGCCGACTTGACGACCAAGCGTGCTGAACTCCTTGACGAGTTACAACGTACGTTCGAACCAACGGTCGAAGAGATGAAGACACCAAGCGGGTGGCAAGTGGAAGTCGAAGGTGAGATACATACAGCCCCGACCAAAGCTTCGTTAAAGACATTGTTAAAAGAATTGGGACACGCACAAGCACTCGCTAACAAAGCGACCAAGCTAAGTAACAAGACGAAGTCCACTCCGTTCAATCCAGGCAGTCGTGACCAGATAGCTACTCGCTTGAAAGGGTTGGGATGGACGCCCGAACACTTCACGCCCGACGGTAAACCAAAGATCGATGAAGCTGTATTGAAAGGTGTTAAGCACCCGTCGGCACAACTACTCTTGCACTACCTGACCGTTCAAAAGCGATTGGGTATGCTAGCCGAAGGGGACAACGCATGGGTAAAGAAGGTAAGGCTCGGACGTATCCACGGGGCAGTTAACACCAACGGTACGGTGACGGGTAGGTGCTGTCACAACACGCCTAACATCGCACAAGTCCCAGCGGTACGTGCTCCTTATGGTAAGCAATGCAGGGAGTTGTTCACGGCGGGTGAAGGATACGACTTGGTTGGTGTTGACGCGAGCGGGTTGGAACTACGTATGCTCGCTCATTACCTAGCTATCTTTGATGGCGGGCAGTACATGAGACAGTTATTGGAAGGAGACATTCACGCGATTAATCAGAAAGCTGCGGGACTGGAAACGAGAGACCAAGCAAAGACGTTTATCTATGCATTCTTATACGGCGCGGGTGATGGAAAGATTGGGGATATAGTCGGGGGTACTGCATTGGACGGGAAGAAGTTGAAGGCACGCTTCCTTGCTTCGCTCCCTGCGTTGAACAGATTGAAGAGAGCAGTCGAGGAAAAGGTCAAACGTTCGCACTCGCTAAAGGGAATAGACGGTAGGATACTACCGATACGTTCAGAACATTCAGCGTTGAACTTCCTGTTACAATCTGCGGGCGCCGTGGTGATGAAGAAAGCATTGATACTCTTACACCATGAGCTGACCACAACTACGCAATGGGCGTTGGGTCGAGAGTATGCATTCGTTGCTAACATACATGACGAGTTCCAAGCGGAAGTAATACCCAAGCATAGCGAGACCTACGGGAAGGTGGCAGTACACGCAATCAAACGAGCAGGTAAGGAACTCAAGATGAACTGTCCACTCGATGGGGAGTACAAGATAGGAAGGACATGGGCAGACACCCATTGATACGTGGTCTCGCCAAACTTATTGAACGGGGCGGTTTACGAAGCCGAGTTCCAAGCGGAAGCGCTACGACGTTGCTTTGTTCCACACGTTCCTTGCGTACCTACGTCTTGGGATTATCTGGTCACGTGTCCACGAGGAGTCTTGAAGGTACAAGTAAAAGGAACGTCAAAGAACACAACGGACTCCGAGACAGCTTACAAACTGATGACATCGTCGGGGACGTGGAAGAAGAAGAACATCGGTACTGAAGTGGACGTGCTGGCGTGTTGGATTGATCCCTTGCGCTTTTGGTATCTCATCCCCACGACTATAAAAGTACCGCAATGCATACGTTTATATGCAGGGTTACTACGCTCATCGAGTAGGTATGAACAGTACAAGGATAACTGGACGATGTTTTACAACCATTAACAAAACGAAAGGATATAAATGAAGACACTATTATTAATCGACGCTGACGTACTTGCTTACCAATCGGCGTTCATGGCACAAGCCAACATCCAATGGAAGGAAGACCTATGGACTACACACGTCGACCTAGCGATTGCGAAGACGTGGATTGTCGAGCGTATCGAAACGTTCAAGAAGCGGCTACAAGGGGACGAAGTAATACTCGCCATCTCCGACAAGAACAACTTTCGTAGGAAGCTTAACCCAGACTACAAAGCAAACAGACGTTCTAAGTTTGCACCGATCGGGCTTGATCCGATACGTGATTGGCTAGCGGAAAAGTACGGAACTGTCCAGTACCCTAACCTCGAAGCCGACGACGTCCTTGCCATCCTAGCAACCGAACGTCCTAACCGTATTGATCGTAGAATAATCGTGTCCATAGACAAAGACTTCAAAGGCGTACCTTGCGAGTTCTACGACTTTAACCGTGGTGAGTTACATGACACATCGGAAGAAGACGCAAAGAAGTATCACTTGATGCAAACAATAGCAGGGGACACGGTCGATGGATACAAGGGTGTAACGGGAATAGGTGTAGTCAAAGCCAACCGCTTACTTGAGAACAACGGGGCGAATTGGGACACCGTCTTAAAAGCTTACAGTGATGCAGGGATGACGGAAGAACAAGCGCTTATGAATGCTTGGATGGCGTACCTTATCCGCAAGGACGAGTACAACCACAAGCATAAGCAACTCAAGTACCTTTGGATGCCTGACAGTTTTACCCCGCAACAGAAGCGTAAGTACAGTCAAACAATACACGGAGTAACAGGCGTTTTGGATGAAGAACTAGGGCGTCACCAGCCTTTTGAAACCGCAGGAACATAACTATGGCTCATCCTATAGAAAGAAAATTACCCGATTTAAGTAAGGATTTAATCGACGCTTTAAACGATCGATTCCCCGTACGCATGGCTGATCCAAAGGACAGCGAGCGTGAAATCTGGATTAAAGTCGGTCAAAGAAAGGTCGTTGAGTTTTTAAAAGACGTTTACGACGAACAACATACAACACTTATTTCACCGAAAGACTAATTATCATGTGCTTCTCCAGTCCTAAAGCTCCAACACCTGCACCTCCTCCTCCTCCACCGCCCCAGCCCGAACGCGTAGCGTCTTTTGTAGGCAAAGCGGGGTCGAGCAAGAAGCGGGGTTCAAGGGCGAACAAGAGACAACGAGGAACACTGGCGTTAACTCGCGGACCCAAGATGGGCGGGAGCTACACGGGAAGTGGTGTCAATTTACCTACATAATAACCTAACAAGAAAGACAACAAATGTTAAAATCACTCCAGAAGATCACGCTTCTTAACGGCGTAACAGCCGCAGGAGCAGGCTCGTCCTTCAGCGTTGAACGCTCGAAAGGCTGGACGTATACCATCGCATCAAGCTCAGTTACGACTGGTGCGACTGTAGACGTTGAAGCTTATATCGGTTCCGCTTGGCGAGTAATACACAGCGAAGCAGTAACTGCCGACGGTAACGTAAACATACGCGATGACCACGGGCATTACGAAAAACTACGCGGTAACGTCTCGACCAGAACCGACGGCACTTACTCCGTATTTGCAACAGGCTCGGTAGAATCTCTATAAGCGATGGCACTGACGTTTCCTACTACCAGCCTCAATAAACCAAGTGGCGTAACAGCCATTCCTTCGGGGTTCAAAAGACCTGCGTTTGGTACGCTTTATGGGTTTGATGCACAAGGAGGAGACGCAGCACCAGCATTCTCTAACACACTCAGTGCCTATTTGGATGGGACTAACGAGGAAATCAACGTAGGCGACATTTCGGCAATTAATTCTGCAAGCAATGTCACAATTTCAGGATGGTTCAATGCGTCTAGTTTACCGTTGGCATATAATTCATTGTGGGGTGGTGGTGGACAGGGTGACTCTAACCATCCCACTCGCTTTTGGCTCTCCTGCAACAGTGGTTCATCTTTTCGGCTTTATTTAGGCACTTCAGTCAATACCACCTTTGCGTACTCCATCTCAACAGACACATGGTATAACGTAGTCCTCACAGTTGATGGCGCTTCAATCAAGCTTTACGTGAATGGGAGTCAGGTAGGATCCACTTATACAAATCCGCATGGCACTTCGTTATTTGCAAAAGCGGGTGACGATTTCGAACTTGGTTCTAACCCAACATACATTAATTGGGAGTGGCAAGGATACATAGACGAGTTTGCAGTCTTCAATTCAACACTTTCAGCATCCGACGTCACTGCTATTTACAACAGTGGAGCACCTACTGACCTTCCTGTAAATCCTGTTAATTGGTGGCGCATGGGTGATGGAACGGGTGATACAGATGACGGTGGAGGCGCACCTGCAAGCGGTGATACTATTGGGACAATAGTAGACCAAGCGGGGAGTAATAACGGGACAGGGACAAACGGGCCTGCATTTTCAAGTAACATACCATCATGAGCAGGAAATACGTAATCATCGATTCAGACGAGGTCGCGTCCGTTAACTTTTCACAAGTGCTTGAGACGAGTGCCGATACGGTGCGATACAACTTGGCGGGTACTCAGACTTTTGTTAAGTACGAAGGTACCAAACCCCGCTTTCTATATGGAAAAGACACATACACACATTCCGAAATCCTCGCGATTCTTGCGACCGATGAATGGACTGCTCCGAATCCGCCCGAATAATCTTTATATATATGCAATACGAAACGGCTGAAAGCCTGTACACACAACTCGAAGGACAACGATGGACGTTCCTGGATCGGGGCAGGGAGTCTTCCGAACTGACCATTCCTTACGTCCTACCACCCGACGGACACGGACCACACACGAAGTACTACACGCCGTATCAAGGCATTGGAGCACGCGGAGTAAACAACCTTGCTTCCAAGCTGTTACTTGCTTTACTTCCACCTAACGCTCC